CCCCGATACTCCGAGCCCGTATAGCCCAAATGCGGTTGGATTGGTCGTTCCATAATCAGCCGCAACATAATAGTGGCGGATACGTTCAGGAACGCGGTCGATCACATGAATCTGCTCGTCAAACATGTCGTAGATGATTCCGTCGGCAAGGACCCATTTCCCGTCAATGTATCGGTCATACCAGACTCCGGTATATTCTTTCTTCAAGGCTTCGACGAAATCTTTCGATAAGAACGGGTTATCGTCCAATTTGAACTCGAAATGCCGGATACCGTAATCGTCGGCTTTATCCAGGAACCCGGATTTGAGCCAATGATACGGGCCTTCCGGGTTGCACGACCCGTCAAACATCGCTCCCGGTTCGGATAGCCGGGATTTGAGCATGTCGAAAAATGATTCGGGCCATGTGGTAACCTCATCACCATACGCGTAAACTAAGCCCATCCCCTGGATTTTCGTGACCGCTCGTTCGTCGTTTGCCCCGACAATGTAACAATGACGACCAAACAGTTTGATTTCTCCATCACCAAACGGGAAAGATACCCGTCGCCTGCCGTAAATTTCTCGAAGTGGGTTCAATACGTTCCGCTTCAAGGTCCGTTCGGTTTTTCCGATAAGCAAACAGTTTCCCGGCGGAAGGGTCGTCATCCGGATGGGGAGCAGGAGGAACCCGCCAACGGTTTTCCCGCTCCGAACGGCTCCACTACTGATATTCCACCGGGAATCCGAGTATTCGAGAACGTCTAACTGTTTATCGGATACATCACGGATAAGCATGGCAGTTACTCATCTTCTGGTTCTTCTTCGGTCTTACGATTTTTGCGGCGTTGGGAGATTCTGGATTTCAATGCCAATATGAGTTCGTCCAGGGTTTCGTCAGTCCCGTCATCTACAATCTCGTTCAACCGGAAGAGTTCAATCCGAGTCTTTTCGACGGAAAGGGCTGTTTTAAGATCGTGTTCGGCCATGGCGAGCCGGTATAAATTGTCAAGACGCGCACGAGCCCGCCCCAATTCCTCTTCNCGGTGGATGGCGGCTAAATCTTCCATCTTTTTCTTCAATGCGGCAATATCGTTCGATACGGTCCTATCTCCGACATTCCAGAGTTCATTGCCCGTTTTCTGATATTGAACTGCATAATATTGTATAANGTCGGAGCGACCGTATCCATTGATTAGGAGTTTAAAGGCCGCTCCTCTTCGTATTTCGACCTGAGAACGNGTTGATTTTCGAAACGGTTCTCCGGTCTTTTTCGGAATTGCCATAATATCATCTTTAATCCTGTTTATTTGAAGAATATTTAAAGATTCTCTGGAATACGCGCCCCAATCAGGAATCCGATTTCTTTACCAGCCGCATCCCATATTCGTTGGGTTTATCCGGGATAACAATCCCCGGTTTCTTCCGCAGACGATTCTTTTTGAACCGGGAATAATCCACGAAATGATGAATCCTGCCGAATCGCCAGACCATTTTGGTTACATCCGGATGGAGTTGTTCAATCAGTTTGGATTTGGCATAGGTCCCTTCTTTCATGTAAATCTGGTCAGTCAACCCGCCTTTCACGGTTTGGGTCGCCATCTTGTGACCTACGAACGCATTGAAGAGAATCGTGCACCACCCGTCTTTCAAGACTCGCAACGATAAATCTGTATCTTCGTTGTAACGACCGCGCCAACGATATGGAATATCATTTTTAACGAGTGTCATTGAGTAAATCCGGGTATTGAGGACGAACGGCGGGCGATAATATTTCCGATGGACGAATGTTTCATAATTGGGTCCGGCCAATGCCACGTTCACATACCGGTCTACGAAGTCCTCCATCACTTTGAACACTGTAGGGTCAGCGATTCGGACTTTCAAGTTGTTATTGACGCGGTAGAGTGCCGAGACGTTATCGTCAAACAACCAATGCCGTTCAAATCCCCGTTCTACGGCATCGTCCCAAGCAAGGTTACGTGCAGGTCCAGCCCCTTGCCGGGTTCCGGGTTCTCTCGGGACGCACGCTTCAAACTCGTCATGATATCTCTGTGGCAAGACAATGACTTCACCGCCTTTACAGACCCGTTTGTATTTTTCCTCTTCTTCCGGCTCGACAACAACGGTATACGGCAACCCTATCCGTTCAAATTCCCGAATCGTGAGCCGCCGGTTATCCTGCCACCGGTCAAAACTTACAACATACATCGGGTATTTTGGCATCACGGGAACCACCGGAAGAACGTATCCGCCGCATAGTGCTCGATTTGTTCGTTGTAATTGCCAAATGCACACCGTGGACAGTTCCCCAAATCTACGGCGTCTATCAGGCTGTGGTGGGCAGGGGAATTCCAATACTCCGTGATATCAAGATGTTTGCACATCCGGCCTTCCTCCCGACTCCGGTAATCGATGCACAGGTAACAATACCCATCCGCGCAGAATACCGTGAATAGGGGTGAAGCCTGGCATTTCTCGAACTTATGAGTTTTCTGGAACATGGTCGGGGAGACCCGGCTGAAATTGGAATATACACCGAACGTATCAGTTTCCAGTGTTCTGCATTGCTCTAACTGATTGAACACGGCTTCGGTATCGAAATCAATAACCCGGCACTCTCCCAGGATATTCTCTGATGCTACGGGCCGGACGAAGAAGTTCTTGAACCCGATATCTTTCGCCAGTTCACAAGCCGTATAGAGTTCATATTGGTTCTTATCGGACAGGAGCACCTTGTAGGTCAAATCTAACCCCGTGTTCCGTGCCCGGTCTGCGAGGTGCCTGCACCCATCGATTACTTTCGGGAATAGGTCGCATTTCTTGATGCTCTGCCAGGTTTTGGCTGTCCCCGCATCAACGCTGACACTACAAATTTGGGTATTCCGGACAATGGCATCAATCATCCGTGAGTCCAGCATAGTGGCATTTGTAACGACAATTATCCCGAGCCCGGCATCATGGGTATACTCCAAGATTTCAGGGAACTGCGGATGGAGTGTCGGTTCCCCGCCACCTGCGTAACATACCGTCTTCACGCCCCAATCTTCGCACATATCGATTATCTGTTTCACGTGCTCCAAGGGCAGTGTCTGGTTATCCCGGTAATCCCTGGCGTTGCACCATTCGCAGTTCAAATTGCAACGGTTGGTTACGTCTATACCCACCCCAATCGGGGGTTTGAAATCCTCGTCAAGTATCGCGTCGAACCAATCGGAATAGAGCAGCCCTTTCATCTGGCTGAACGATGAATACAGTTTATTCGGTTTCATCGTAATCANCGTCCATATCGGTCACGTATTCGTAATCGCGCTGTCTCACATCCTCCTGCTTCGGAAACCAGATAAACTTCGTCTTCTCCGTAATCTTCTGTTCTACCAACTCGGAAAACTTGTTCACGGCGTCATCATTCGGGAAATGCACAATCAGTTTGAAATGTTCGATTTCTTCTTGATTGAATTCCGGCATCCCAACCCATTCATCCTCTGGTTTGAACTTGAATAACCCGTATTCTCCTTCGATATCTTCGATAAGCGCCCTGATACCGTCATCCTCCCTATCGGCGGCATCGGCCAGGGTTTTCAATGCGTCGGCATCTGCCTGGATAAGCGCCCCAATCGGGTCGTAGGTCAGTAAGACCAGGTCCTCTTCCTCTTCAGACAGGTCTACGTATTTCACCGGGATTTCGGTCTGGTTCCGCTTGCAAGCCAGTTCAACCCGCAAATGCCCATCAACCAGGTTCCCGGTCCGTTTATTGACGATGATTTCCTGCACCCAGCCTATTTTGTCCAGGATGGCTTCCATAGATTTCGTCTGAAGCCGGGTATGCACGCGCCAATTCTTCGGATTCTTGTTCAATTCCGTCGGATTTTCAATTCCCGACCCGATAATGCGGTTTTCCCATGTCATATGTATTGCTCCTGTATTCCCCTGTTATTCCCGGATATCACGCCGTGTGACGGTCGCACCAGTAATCAAGTATCTTTCTGACGGCTTCAGATTTATTCTTCGCCTTTCCATCCTGGATAAGTTTATCCACGGCCTCATAGTGTTTCATTTCGACACTAGCCGAGAGAACAACGCACGCACCATTCGACATACTCATATATTATGATTCTAAATATATAATCTTCACTTATTTATGCTCTAAACAGTGAAGCGCTTTCTTAAACCCGTTTTCCGGGTAACGCATCCCTGATAATTCATTAAAAAGAGTCGTTTCGGGAATGGAGACCAATCTGACAGGTCTCCAGTCGAAACGGGGGTTTAGTTATAAACCTTGCGAATCCTTTATAACGGCTAACTGTTATGATAGTATAATAATAACATAATATATACAATATACATAATCACATAGTATAAGAGGAGGAAAAGCGCCCGTTTTCGCGTTGTTTGTATGGATCCGCGTATGGGTGATTATCGGGATGATGTGATTATGCGATTTTCGCGATTATGCGACGATCACCCCTTCCACTGGAAACGGANCCCTCCCCGCAACCACGGGCACTTTGTCCAGAACTTCAGGCCATCGGGGATTCGGTTTCAATTGCCGTGACAACCCNGCGGGNTAACCNCCAGGTGTAGGGCCGGTGTATTCCCGGTTTTGTCGATTCAATGATTTTATCACGCCGCAATGAACTGGTTAACCCCGGATTCAACGGGATTCCCGCTTCAATCGCGGGGGTCATAGTAAACGGGTTCTCCTGAAACTCTCGGTGCAACGACCGGATTATCTGTCCCCGGTCGGAATTCAATCGCACTCTGTATCCATGTTTCGTCATATCATTCACATCTATATCCAGAATCAATCCTGGGCCGTGTAGACCCATGTTTTTCGGAACTTACCCCCGAAACGGTATGGTCCATCACCTGGGTGGGTATCCTCCATCAGAACGTATCTACGGCGGTATAATGGTAATTCCTTACCACGATGGTTATTCAACAACCATCTTGACCTTCCGTTCCTGTTCTATCTTCACCTGACGACCAGGTTCAACGGGAACCTCATCGTCTTCCCAGCAGTCATCGGTAATGACATGAAGATTCTCCAGAACAAGGTCAGTCTTCCGGGCATGATATTCTTCCCGTCTTCTCTGGTCTCTTCGGTTCCTCATCGCGTTTCGCAATACTGGCGGTATCCGCGGGATATCAAACCGGGTCAACGCAACAGAGACAGTTTCGAGAGAACATCCTAATTCGTCGGCGATTTCACCTGGACTCTTCAATTCGGCGCGATATTTCTGCGTCAACCAATCAACATCATACAACTCGGGATATTTGATATTCGGCGCAGGTTTCCGCGGGTTATTCATAACCCTGGCAGGTTTGGTGTCCTTTCTGAGTTTCGGGTCATAACCAGAGAATGTGAGTTTCATCCCCGCTTTGATTTGGGAACGGAGCCATCTCTGTTTCCGAATTGGAGCGGTTCGTAACCGTTTCGCCGCTTTTTTGCACCGTTTGCACCAATTGTCATGCCCTCCTTTCCTGGACCGATTCCGGTGAAACTCGGTCAATTGTTTTGTCTTTCCACATTTGGTGCATTTCTTTGTCTTTTCTGGTTGTTCCTGTATTTTCATTCCTAAATCACTTTCTCAATATTTGCCGCCGTCTCAATCTGCCCGATAGCAAAGCCGCACTTCCTCCATTTTTCCGAGTCTGGCGGTTTTGGACACAGGCCGAACCGCCTGATCCTACCACACTCCACAATGCTCTTACGCATACAGACCTTCGTCATGCCTGCGTATTGAGCCCGATAATACCAACAGTCGTTTCCCATGCTACCGTTCCTCTACCAAGTCTGTTCTACCTATTCGCCTTCTCATCACCGGATACTCCGATCCCGTGATAGGGTTTCGGATCGTCCCCGCCTGGAGATGGTAAAACCCATTTTCTGCCCGCTCCCTAATCCGGGCGATGTGGATCAGGAGGTTGGTGTCGGTTGTCATCTCCTC